GCACCGCGCCCACCTCACCGAGGCTATCGCCGGCGCCGAGTGGACGATCGAGCAGATCGAGCACCGTGAACAGGACCCCGTCGCCCGCCGCCTCGCGATCACCCGCCTCCAAGCCGACATCGCCACCTGGACCGAGCGGCGCAGCCAGCTCCCCGACGCCCCGCTGCCCCCGATCGACGGGCTGTCGACGGTCGCCGTGTTCGCCTGCGACAAACACACCGTCGACGACGACACGGCGACCCGCGTGCACGACCACGACTGCCTCACCGTCAAGCCCTGCACCTGCAAGGCGGGCCGTGCCTAGGCAGCCCCGCGCGGTCCCGCTCGGCCCGAACGGCGAGTGCGACGAGTGCGGGCAACTGCACCACACCCGCCACGGCCGCGTGTCCTGCTCCGGGCACATCACGAAAGGCCGGCACGACCCGAAACCCGACGCCGGCCGCCCGTGCCGCCGGGACCCGTCACCCGGACTGACCCGCTGCGTGAAGCACGGCGCCAGCCCTAAAGCACGCGCCGTCGGCAGGCGCCGTGTCGCCGAGGCGAAGGTGGAGACGATGGCGCGGAAGCTGATCCCCGACCCGGAGGACCGCACCCCGATCCGGAACCCGCTCGAACGGCTCCTCGAGCTGGCGTCGGAAGCGGACGCGTTCCGGGAGAGCTTGCGCAGGCTGGCGAACGACCTCGACGGGCAGATCCGCTACCAGGGGCAAGGCGGCGCCGCGGGTGAGCAGCTGCGGGCGGAGGTCGCCACGTACCGGGCCGCGTTGCGGGACGTCACCGACATGCTGGTCGCGATCGCGAAGCTCGACATCGAGTCGATGCTTGCCCGCATCGAGGCCCGCAAAGTCGACCTCGTGTTCGCCGCCCTCACGCAGGGGCTCGATGAGGCCCGGTTGGACGACGAGCAGAAGCGGGCGGTGATGAACGGTGTCGGTCGGCATCTCCGAGCCGTTCGCGGACCAGCTGCTTGACCGGGTTGACTGGTACTGCGACGGGCTAGCCGCGAAGTCCGGTAGCCGCCGCTGGGCAACCCCCGGCGAACTGCACCAGGCGATCCTGCCGACGGTGGTGCAAACCCCGGCGCTGGACCTGATCGACCGGGAACTCGTCGCCCTGGTCGACGGCACGTCGGGCGTGGACCGGTTGGCGATCTTCATGCCGCCGCAGGAAGGCAAAAGCGAGCGGGTGTCGCACGCGTTCGTGCTGTGGCTGCTGCAGCAGAACCAGGACCTCCGCGTCGCGATCGTGTCGTACGCCGACGAAATGGCCCGCAGGCACGGCGCGGCGATCAAGACGGACGCGCAGACGTTCAACGGCGCCGACGGGGAACTCGACCTCGGCATCCGCCTCCGCGAAGACTCCCGCGCCGCCGGACGCTGGCAGATCCACGGCCACCCGGGCGGCGTGTACTGCGTCGGCATCGCCGGCTCACTCACCGGCAAACCGGTGGACGTGCTCGTGATCGACGACCCGCTCAAGGACCTCGAACAGGCGCAGTCGGAGACGTACCGGCAGCGGGCGATGAACTTCTGGCGGGCGGTCGCGATCCCCCGCCTCGCGCCCGGGGCGAAGGTCGTGCTGATCCAGACCCGCTGGCATCAGGCCGACATGGGTGGCCAACTGCTGGCGGAGGAGCCGGACAAGTGGCGGGTCGTGTCGATCCCGGCGATCGCGGACCACGACCCGGCCAAGGGTGAGGTCGACGCGCTCGGCCGCGAACCCGGCGAGGCGATGGTCAGCGCTCGTGGGGAACGTGACTGGGACGGGATCGCCCGCTCTGTCGGGTCGCAGGTGTGGAACGCCCTGTACCAGCAGCGGCCGTCACCGGCCGAGGGCGGCGTCCTGAAACGCGGCTGGTGGCGCACCTACGAGCAGCCGCCGTGGGTGGAACGCGACGACGGCACCCGCTACGTCCCCGGCGACGGCCGCATCGTCATGTCGTGGGACATGGCGTTCAAAGACACCCAAGCGTCCGACTACGTCGTCGGGCAAGTGTGGTTGAAACGGCAGGCCGACGCGTACCTCCTCGACCAGGTCCGCGCCCGCCTCGACTTCACCGCCACCCAAGCGAAGGTGCGCGAACTCGCCGCACGCTGGCCGCAGGCGTCGGCGAAGTATGTCGAAGACAAAGCTAACGGCACCGCCATCCTCAACAGCCTCGCCCGGATCCTCCCCGGCTTGATCCCCGTCAACCCCGAGGGCAGCAAGGAAGCCCGCGCCGCCGCCGTGTCGCCGTTCATCGAAGCCGGGAACGTGCACCTCCCGTCACCCGAGATCGCGGCGTGGGTCGGTGACTTCATCGAAGAATGCGCCGCGTTCCCCAACGCCGCCCACGACGACCAGGTCGACGCCATGAGCCAAGCCCTCGACCGGCTCTACCTGCACGGCTCCACCGTCGAGGACTACCTCAACCAGCTCGCCCCACCCTGCCCAACCTGCGGCACACCGATCCCACCATCCGCCGCCGGCCACTGCCCCAACTGCCCACGCCCGTCGAGCATGGAGGACCGTCTTGCCGAACTGGTCGCGCCGCTCGCGGGCTGAGGCTCGCGCCGCCGAGCTGGCGGCAGCGTTGGAGAAGGCCCTCGACGCACGCGACACGAAAGCCGTGTCCGGCTACCCCGGCGCGGCCTCAGCGATGGGCGCGGTCGTCGTCGACCGGTCGTCGGTCGACCCGACCACCGCCGGGGCTGGGTCGATCTTCCAGGGGTACCGGCAGTTGCCGCGCGACTACGCCACCTTCGGCGGAGCGTTCGGCCCCGGCACACCGATCAGCCCCGCAGCGATCGACCAGTTCCGCACCGACGGCCGCACCGACCCCCGGATCACCCAGTACGACCCGGCCCGCAACCTCAACCTCAACGACCGGGCCGTCCCGTTCGCGGTGCTGCGGGCGATGGCCGACCAATGCGACATCGTCCGACGCTGCATCGAGATCCGTAAGAGCGACATCACCGCGATGTCGATGTCGTTCGTCCCCACCGACGAGGCGATCGCGACCGTGATGGCCGGCGACGGGTCGAAGTCGAAGACGCAGGCCCGGCAACTCGCGGCGCAGAAGTACGCCGGCGAGATCACCGCCATGTCGGAGTTCTGGGAGCAGCCCGACCGGCTCAACGGGTTCCAGTGGGCCGAGTGGGTGACCCTGTTCCTCGAGGAGCATTTCGTCCTCGACGCGGTCGCGGTCTACCCGCACCCGACCCTCGGCGGCGGGCTGCACTCGCTGGAGATCCTCGACGGCACCACGATCAAACCGCTGCTGGATCACCGCGGCGCGCGGCCTCAACCACCGGCACCGGCGTACCAGCAGATCCTGTGGGGGTTCCCCCGCGGCGAGTTCCAGGCGTCGGAGAACGTCGACGGCGAGTACGGCCGCGACCAGTTGTCGTACGCCGTCCGGAACCGGCGCGCGTTCTCCCCGTACGGGTTCTCCGTCGTCGAGCAGTCGCTGCCGGCGGCGGCGCTGTGGCTCGAGCGGCAGCAGTGGCTGCGCGCCGAGTACACCGACGGTGCCCTGTCCCGCGGCTACCTGACGTTGAAAGAGGCGGGGCCGTTCGGGAAGGACTGGACCCCCGACCAGCGGCGCATGTGGGAGGAAGCGCTCAACGACGACATGGCCGGGAACACCCGCAAGCGGCAACTGTTGAAGCTGCTACTGCCCGGCATGGACGTCGTCGAGCCCCGCGCAGTCGACGAGAAATACAAGACCGAGTACGACGAGATGCTGATCAAGCGGATCGGGTCGAACTTCGGTGTGCAGCCCACACAGCTCGGCGTCATCCCCCGCACCGGCCTCGGCGGGCGTGGGCAGCAGGAAGGCGAGCAGAACGAGGCCGAGACGACGTCGCAGAAGCCGCTCGAGGAGTGGCTGACCGACCAGATCAACCGGATCTCCCGCTCCTACCTCGGCATGTCCCGCGACGTCACCGTGAAGTTCGGCGGCGGCGACCTGTCCGAGGACGAGGAGCGGGCGGCGAACACGTCGAAGACGGTCGTGTCCTTCGGCGGCAAGACGATCAACGACTACCGGGCAGAGACTGGGCAGCCGCTGTTCAACATCCCCG